TGCCATTGCTTGCCCCCCTCGATGCCACCCATAATACGGTATTCCAGCTTTCACCGATCATGTCGGCAATGGCAAGCATGTCCCATTGCGACTCAAAGAAATAGATGTTCTTGGAGTTTTTATCTCCAAATACAAGTGGAACATTCTGCGTTCCTTTTGGCTCAAATCTCCATCCATCCCCAGCGCATTTGACGTGAGCACCATCTCCGGATTTGAATGCCGGTTGATCTCCAGATGCGCCAAGGATGTCGTTATCGCGAGCGGTCTTCATTATATTGAAGCTGACGCCCCTTTGCTCTGCGAGCTTGTGCAGAAACTCGTCTGTTGCCTCTGCCTTATATTTGCTCCAATCAGATGATGTAGGTGCGCTGGCCTTTATCTTGAAACGTGCAGGCTCAGGCCGATTGTTTTGAATCGGCATCCCTGCAAGTTCAGCGTAAGCCAACATCGCGTCATGGTTGCTTTTGTTTTCGAGCTTGGCGAGAAAATCGATCTCGTCGCCACCTTCGCCTGTGCCGTGGTCTTTCCAACGCCACCGACCGTTGGCATTGTATATTCCGAAGGATGCAGTTTTTTCATCGCGGAATGGTGATTTTGCTTTTGATTTTGCGTAATCTCCTAGGCCTAGTTTTGCCATGAGATCAGGTAATGGCAGGCGTTGCCGGGCTTCTTCGATGTTCATTTAAGCCCCCCATCAAGATACCACCAACCCTGGTCGTCTTTGTGTAGTTTGCCCTGCATTGCCATGTGATCGAGCACATGGTCTGCTAGTTTCTTTGCTGCCTGCCAATAGGCAGGATGAGCGCCATAAGGCAATAATTGCTGTGCTATGTCGAGCCTATCGATTGCGCCGTGTCTACGCGATAGATTGAAGGCCCGAATGACATACTCTTCAAGAGCATGATCGGGAAGTTCCGTTTGCATAATGTGAAAAAATCCCTTCGCGCTTGTCGGCTGAAAAATTGGCCCATGCAAAGGCTCCGACGCGCACGAAGGGAAAATGGATTTTGTTGGTGTTTATGTTGCATGAATGAAAGGCTTTTTCACGGCCTAGGTTTTTACTTGTTTCTGTTTGTCAAATAACGCTGCAACGTCTCCTCGGCTTCCGCCTCGATCCACCTCGTTGCCTGAGTTACAACTTCAACCCACTTGCCGTCGACTTGAATTTCCCAGTCCCAACGGTAGCAGTCGTCTTGATGATTAGGCCAACACCGGAGCGGATACCCGCGCCAATTCATTTTGTCATTCATCTTGTCCTGATAGGAATTGGCGGAGTGCCTTGTTCTCTTTAATGAGTCGCTCGTTCTCTTCGGTGAGCGACTCGACGCGAATGTTTAATAGGTCAACAAGTAATTCAAGATCCGTCATGTTTTCTTTAATGAGTCTTACGAGATTTAGTAGTCGTTTTATGCCGTCGAACATAGTCTGATATTTTTTCTAAATGTTGTTCCGCCAATGCTCTCCCCTCCGGCGTGTTGTCGTATGTATGCTGGTAAACTGGCAGGGGATCGCCACGTTCCAACCTTAGCCCAATAGGACATTCATTCATACAGATGACCAACCGGAGTGAGAGAGTTCCTTTCATTTCTTAGAACTGAATGTCGTCTGCTTCGTCAGCGGGTTGAGCAACGTAGCCGTTGCTTTTGGCAACGATATGCTTGTCGGTTTTGGTCGCTGGCTTGCGCCTGTTTCCGAGCCATTTTGCTTTTTCGTCACCGAACAACCACCGCTCGATGCAATTAAACTGGTGGTCTGGGTTTGTCTGCCCCGGCTCAACTCCGACCACGCAAACGCCTTTCTCGCCAATTAGGTCTTCAGCTTCGACGGTAACGTCTTCCCCTGGGATCACTGCACGTCCGATGCTGGAAAGAACCTGATCAACTTTCCATCCTGCTTTTGCGGTGAACGTCAGATGCTCCCACATCTTCGGCCCTTCGATGCCGCTTTCAAGAATGACTTGAACGTCGAGTTTTATCGTAGGATTTCCAGCTTGGCTGGTCTTCTCTACCGCCTTGATGATCTCAACTTCGTAGGTTCCAGGCTCGACGAAATAGATGGCTGCTTGTTTTGGTTCTGATGCTTTGTATGTTGGCATATTTTGTTTTCTATTTTGTTTGTTGTTGGTCAGCGTTTTTTGGGATGCGCTGCCCCCCCTTTGCCCCTGCTACCTACGGGACTGACCGTTGTAGGTTGGCGAGGAAATTATTTATCTTTTAGATTGATTTATACAGTCTTCTTTAAAATCTGCCTCAAGTTCACGGATTAAATCTTTTAATAACGCTTTCGTATCATCCAATACTTCATATTGAAACTTTACAAGTAATCCATTTTCTTTCCAATCTTCCCCATTATCATAAGTGTCTAATACCATTCCATTCTCTGGGTCTCTTATATGAGTATAATGGCCTGTTGATAATAACCCGCTCATAATAATTGCAGCGGCATTTGCTAACTCTATTTTATAGTCCTTATGTATTTCATTAATTTTCATTTGATTTTTGTCTGTCTAAGTTGTGTTGTTGGTGCTCCAGCCTTGATCGCCGTTGTATCTGGTTCAACGCCGTTGTTTGCGCAAAACTCGATATAACTCTTTTCCGATAGCTTACCGCCCATCGCGAGTATTAGTGTCTCTTTCGTGATACCTTCGGACGCTTTAATGATAGCATCAGCTTCCACAAACTTCCTTCCGCTTACGCTCGTTAGTTTCCAGCCGGCCACTTCTTCCCCGTTTTCGAGACGGGTTTTAAGGTGACCGAGTAGCGGCTCGGCGATCTCTTTCTCCGCTAGTTTCCACTCGCGGATGAATGCTCCGAGCGACTCAGGCGATGAAAGGATGCGCTCTTTGATCGCCTCGATGCTGTTACCGGTCGCCTCTGGGATGAGAGCGATAGCACTCTCAGCCTGTCGCACGATAGCGTTGCAGTTGTTGTAATGCTTACACCAACTGCAATACTCAGACGGCGTCGGCTTTGCATCCGCGCTTGTTGCGCGGTCGATTGTGCGCTGCGTTATCTGATTGGCCTCTTCATAGCTAAATTCGTAGCTACGAATCATCGACTGATCGACATATATGACGTGGGCTGTCCAAGACGTGTCGAAATTATCTTCCATACACGCCAATGCGTAGGCCGCGAGCTGTTCGCGATAGTTGCGAACTTGGCCCGTCTTTATGTCTGCGACCCATTTCTCGTCTTTGCAGACTGCGTCCGCTGTTCCTAGCTTACTAAGCCCAGGTACTGCCATCGCAAGGTATTCTTCGCGGGTCTCAACGAACGATCCTTTTGCAAGGCGCTTGAGTTCATTAACTCCGTAGGCGATTGGACTAAAGTCAAACCCGACGACATCCGCCACAGGCTCAAGTTCATTCCCTGATGTAAGATTTCGGATCGCAAGATCGACCGCTGTGCCGCGCTCCGCTGCCGCACTCGATCCGCCTGCGCCCTCGAAGAGAGCGCACTCGGCGAGCTTAGGGAGAGTGCTGGGTGATATTTCTTTGCTCATATTATTTCAATTTATTTTGTGACAAATAATGGGTATTTTTTGTCACGAGTTTGCTGCCCTCCATTCGATAGCCGTATTGACGAACTGATCGACCCGAAGCGCGACTCGGTGCAGATATTCTGGCGCGCAGTCACGCCAAGTCTGTTCGCTCGTTAGGACGCCGCGACCGATGAGGAACTGATTCACAGCGCCTTCGTGCTCTGCAAGCCGTGCTTGCCATCCGACCATTTCGTCGACGTCAACGATATGGTCTGGCTTGCTTGCAATGGCTTCGAACAAGTGCGCGACCGATGCCCATTCTAGCGGGAGTTCTTCCGCTAGGCCGGATCGCGTCTTTGCGTCGTAGGCTGCGGAGTGAGTCGTTAAAATGATACGCTCTTTGCCCCCGATGCCCTTTCCTTTGCCGGAGTCCGTAGTCGATACCTTGGTCTTGAACCGAAGGAACCAAAGCTCGTCGGCAAACTCTTTAAGCAGCGGCGCTGATTGTTTGCTCAACTTCAGTTCGTATCGGTCGTATGCTGCTAAGGCATCTGGAGCCTCGAAGCGGACGATCTTGCTGTGAGCGATAAGAACCACGTTCTTGCCGGCGTCAATGAGTTGATCGACTGATGACAGGAACCGGCTCATTCTTTCCGCCACCATTACCCATCCCTTGCCGAAGCCGAAGTCCTCGATGCTGCTCTTCTTTGTCGAAGCCAGCAGGTCTTCAACGCACAGGCGTTCCGCCCAGTCGGCGCTGTCGATGACAATGGTCTTGTAGTCGGTTGCCTTGGCTTCTGCCAATGCGTCCGTGAGTTGCTTCCATGTGCTAATCTCGCAGCGGTCAACGTCCAAGTGACTAGTTCCGCCCTCGATGTCTAAGAACAGTGGCTTGGGGAACTGCGCCGCGAATGTGCTTTTGCCTACGCTCTCCACGCCGTAGATGACGACGCGCTGGGCGCGGGTTTGTTTTCCTTTTGTTATTTTCATTTTCTATTTTCCTTTTTGTTGCGCTGCGTAAACGGCCACAGCGAGTGCCGCCCAAGAATGGGATTTGATGCCGTATGTTGGCCCCGGCTGGGCCTTTGTTCCCTGCGGCCCGACGAGATCGAGCAAGGCTTGGCGAATGTTCGCGTCCTTGGCTCGCATCGTGCCACAAAGAAAAAGTTTAATGTCCTTCCGAAAGATAAGTTCCACGTCCACCCGTGCCACCTCGATAAACCGCCCGATCCATACGCACGTCTCGAATGTGCTTGCGCCTACTGCCATTCCGTAACTGGCGATCATCTCGCAAGCGCACCGAGTATATTCGCGACCGATGAGAATCTGGCGGATCTCGGCATTAGGCATGTGGCCATGGTCAACTATCTTTCCGTGGTCTAGCTGAATAAAAGCGCTGTGTGTTGTCCCCGGATCTAATGCCAATATCATATTTTAAAGCCCTTGTTTTAATTTTGTCGGCTGGCAATGCGAGAACGTCGCAGATGCCTTGAAATGCCTTTGATTTTATGAAATGAATTGCTGACTCTCTGTCGAGTTCTTGAGCTTCATTTAGCTGCTTAGTCTGAAATACTTTTTCGCATTTGATATCATAGACTGCCTGCTGTATCATACCGCACAATAAGTTTCGGGTGAATGTGCATTCTGCGTCATGTAGTTCTTCGGCGGTCATTGTAATTAATTCCAAAATTGATTTTGCGTCTCAACACCTGGCCTTGTTGTGTATTTGTAGTTTGACTTCACGCCAACCCCGCACAACTCTGAGCAGTTTTTGCATTTTCCTGCAAATGTTCTTTTATTGAATTTGCTTGTTAATGTTTTTTTGCCATTAAATAAAGTTTTAGAAACATTTACAATCCCATCTATTACAAGTTTATTTTTTGAGCTTGGTCTAAATATAGTATCAATCACTGGTTCATTCTTAAATAACTCATTCTGAATTTGGTTTAAATTTAAACCAGTTTCATTTTGAGTATTAAAATCACATGACACTATCCTTAGAACTGATTTTAAATGCTTTTCTAGTCTTTTGAATTGAGAAATTGATCTATACATTATTTCTGGAGTGTCGAGAGCCGAAACTGATGAGTTAATACAAATATTTAAACGTGATAGCTTGCCTATTTGCTCATCGCTTAAAAGCGTCCAATGTCTTGTTATTATCACTATCTCTTTATTGCAGCTCTTTAGCTTATCTAAAATATTAATGCAATGCTGCCAATTTTCTGAAGGATCCCCACTGCACCCTATTCTAATAAACTTAGCTTTCGAGTGATTTATTTTTTTTAATATTTCAAGCTCATGCCAATGTCCATCAAACTCCCGTAAAATTGTTTTCGAGAAATCATATCCGTATAGCTTTGCTGACTTTGCCGCATAACAGTCACCATAACAACCTCCTAATTCATTTTTCATTCCACTTTCACATCCCATACTGGTGTCTATGCAGTAAACCCCTCGAGAATTAAGGTTTAATGATATTATGTTTGAGTAGTTTTTCATTACAGCCTCCCGACTGAAGGATATAGATCTTTGATTTTAGTTGGATCACCCTTGTAAGCAACTATGATTTTTTGCTCGCGTTTAGGAAATTTCCTATAATTTAGCGTTCGTTTAGCGTGAGCAAGGCGCGTAAACTCACACTCAAGATAAATGATTTTATTGTAAACCATTAATCCCTCGTTTTTAAAGAATAACTCATGCTCAGACTCGCAACAATAATACCCACCATCCTTATCTCTGCTATCCCCAGTCATTACAACAAAAAAACAATTTTCATTCAATGAATCAATAGCGTTTCTATATCCAGAAAAAAGCAAATCTCTAAAAGTCTCATAATCTGGAAGAGTGTTTAGTTCCCCCTCTGGAGGTTTGCCATCATAATCAAGATATTCCTCGACCTTGTAATATGGAGGACAAGTGAAGACTAGGTCTGATTTGTTGCTAGGCTTGTAAATCGAACTATCGCTGTGCGTCCAAATTGCCTTTCCCTTTAATTCACCGCATATCAAATTATTTGCATCACATTGATTTTTTCTAATTTCACTGGATTCATAATCATATCCATAATGCCCTGACACAAATCCAAATTGAACGCCACCGCCAAATGGATTGTAAACCCGTTTCCCGTTCGTTGGCATGAAGAAACGAAGTATAACCTCACACGCAACTGGATCTAAAACAGATGCATTTCCATTGTGAGATTTTTCTGAGTTTGTTTTTATTATGCCGTCCTCAACCTTATGTGTTGTAAATACAACATTTGACATTCCGCTGCTACCTTGCCAGCAACCGTCACGGGTTGCATACTTTGGGTTTTTAACTGATACCTTTTCGCCAGATGATTCAATTAGTGTATTCCATTCTCTTTTTAATTTCAGCCATCTCCCGCTTATTGAGTTCCATACGTTGCACATTGTAATATGTGCAAGGAGTTTAAACCTAGCTTGATCGTCTGAGCCTAATATCATATAAGCATATCCAGACATTTCTAAGTAAGTTCTGAATCCCATGCTTTCAAAAAATTTAGGCGTTTCAAATTTACTTTTAGGGTTTGTTGTAATAAATGCCGGATAATGCTTTTTATTATGAGAAATAACCTCTGCTGCCATTTCTGAATAAAGATCATAAGAGAAAAACTCAGGCTTAATTGTAGATTGAAGCAAACAAAACTCTTTTATATCATGGTTGTTTTGGAATGTAAAAAATCCAGCAAACTCGTCATTCACTTTTACCAATACCGCTGAATGTATTTGCATATTTTTTCTAGCTGCCCTGTATGCAATACCGTCATCAAGTGCTAGTTTTGCCACCTCCGCCTCAAATCCTGACCCAATTATTGTTTCAAGATATAAAAACTCTTTTTTATCTTCAAATAAATTACGTTGTTCTGTTTTTTTCATTTTTGTATTCCTTGTTTTTGTTTTTATGTTTTACCGGCGCTCCCGTTTGATCTGGCGGTTCATCCACCAGCGGCGAGTCTGCTCAGACTCGCAGGTAGCTTTGATGTTGCCGAGTAGGTATCCACCGATGAACGAGCAGATCATGCAGGTGGCGAATAGTGCTAAGAATGTGAGTGGTTCCATATATTTAGTTTCTATTAGATTGCTTTGAAGACTGGGGCCATGCTGTAACGCTCAGGCATGATGAACTCGCGTCCATCTGAATCAACCAATACTTTTTTGCGCATTTCATTGTTCATCCATTTAATGACTGCAAATGCTCCCTTGCGGCTTAATACTTCTAATTTATAAATGCAGTTGTAATCACAAATGCTGCGAGCTGTGAGGATCTGACCGGCTTTGATTGTTTTCGTTGTTTTCATTTTTGGTTTTCTGTTTTTGTTTCTGTCGTCAGCGGTCTTCGCTTTCGATGGGCAAACATTCTTTCATCTCCGCAAAGATGAAAAGAAAATAATTCGCGAAGTGCGAAAATAATTCTTTAGAAAAGTCTTTACAAATCAGCGCAACCAATGCCCATGCGCCTCTGCGGTCTTTTTTATTTTGAGATCGGGCGGTATAAATTTATCTCGCGAATACCTTGATTTGTTTTTATTGTAGCCTTTCGCATTTCGAGAAGCCCTTTCCCTACCGCCGTTTCAACTCGGCAATTTATAGATGAAATCGTTAGTTTCGACTCGTCCGCAATAGCGCGGATGCTCTTCCAGCCTTGCTTGGCTAGGTCTTTCTCGTTCTCAACTCTGGTCGTTTCGTAAAAAGCGTCCCAGGCTTTACTCACAGCGGCAAGAGCCAGGGGTTGTTTTGTCTTCGTTCGCATAGGTTGATATTTATTGAATTGTCCTTGTAATGGCCATACGCGAAGCCCTGAGACCATCCGAACGTCGCGCGGCGTGTCGAGGCATATTCCATGTCGAAACGCGCAAGCATTCCGACGCAATAGCCTGACGGCCCGTCAAGCGTGCGAGCGCGTTCCCATCCAACTCGGTGAAGGTGAGCGATAACACATTGGCCGTAGGTCTCCGCATGATCGCGGATGGCTTGCACGTTATACATATAACCGTGCAAAAACTTGGTTCCGCCGAGTTCGTAAAAGCTACGAATATGATACGGGTATAATTTCGCTTTTAGCTCCTTTGCTGTCTTTTCGATGGCTTGGATGGTGAGCGTTGCGGCGTGAGCCGCAAGCGCATTAGGCGACGACGCGAGCTTGTAGAGCCGCGCTTCGTGGTTTCCGTAGAGAATGTGTTGCGGACGTAGTTCGTGAAGGAAGTCGATTCCGGAGCTAAGGTCGTCCGAGATGCTCGCTGCTCGGTCGCTTGAGTTCGGGTCTGAAATTGCACCAGACCGGAAGGCCGCGAGATCAAGGAAGTCACCAAGATGGATTGTCGTGTCCGGCTTCCAGCGTTCCTTGAACATGAGAACGGCCTTGCGTGCCGCTGGGTCGATCTGATCCCCGTGCGAGCATCCGACTGCCATCCATTTTTTCCATCCCTTCATTTTAGTTCTGGAATATTTCGCTCGCTACGTTGCTCCCATATCCATGCGCGGACAGACTCCATCGTGTCCACGTCGAGTTTCGCAAACTCTCCGCATTCGTGCTTGAGAGCGGATCGAAGTTCTTGGTCAATGTCATCGAGAAGGATTAATATATCAAGCGCCTTGCAGGCCACCTCGTGCTCGTATCGCTCTGTCTCGTCATATTCAAGTGTCATCTTCATGCTTCTTCGTCCTCCTCTTCTTCTTCGGCGTCTGGGAATAAAATGCTAAATGAGTCCCCCGCGAGTCCTTCTACGGCGTATTTGTTGCCGAAAACAAATTCCCCGTGATGCGTCTCCCCGCCTTGTTCCCAGCTAACGATCGTCAGCCCGCAGTCGTAATGCTCCGACAGGATGCGCTTCGCTTCCGCGAGTGCTTCGGTGCGCTCTGATTCAACCGTCGGTTGTCTCTTTTTTTTCAAGCGAGGATGTCTATTTTTTTAGATACTCTAGTTCGTAAAATGGCGAGCATTTCCCGCTCCGTCATTCCTTTCGCCCAATGCGGACGCAACTGATAGTGCGGCTCGTCAACGATTTTCCAGTCGCCGCCCCATTCAAGGCCGAGGCTTTTGCCGAGCGTGCCGAGTTCGTTATAAAGAGGATGCTCGTCGCAATATTCCTTCCCACGGAAAATTCCGATATCGAAAGCGATGCCGAAATTGTGATTCGAATGCCCTGCTGGTGCGTTCGTGACCTTCTTCCCTGGAGTTGTCCGACCCCTCGCGTAGAGAGCTTCTTGCTCCATATATGAGCGAGTGCCGCTGATGATCTTAACGTCACATCCAGCCTTTGCAGCAATGGTCTTTGCAACGCCTAGAAAGGCGCGTGCGGCCTTTTGAGCTTCGGGGTGAAGCGTTGCAAGCTGGATCTCGCTGCGTTCGTCGAACGTCATTTTTTAAAGCCTTCGATGTCCGGTAATTCGTAGCAGAATGTACCGTAATCCGTCTTGACGCATAACGACGGGTTATTCATTCCCGCGCATGAAGTCAGAAACGCCATTCCAAGAAACGCGAAGGAAAGAATGATCATCCAAAGCGCGATGGATTTAGTGGTCATTTTTCCTTTCGGAAGATTTCTATGAGTCCAATTATCGACGCGAGAACAGCACCGATAGCGTCCCACTTCGACGGGTCCAGGCTCAAACCGGCAACGCTGCCGATGATGGCGATCCCGCGAATGGTTGACGGTTCCTTCAATTTTGCGAGTAGTGTTTTCATGGTTTTTTAGGTCGAGTCATTTTATACAACGATACTGCACCGATGCAAATTCCCATCAAAAGCGAAAGAATACGAAGCCACGCTTCAACCTCGGAGAACGATATCAGAACAGCGGCAGCGGGCGCGGACGTGCCTACGAATGTATGGAAAGCGTGGTTGTCCATTATCCAATCGAGCTTTGAGTTATTAGTTCCTCGGCAAGCGTGCATGGTTGAAGGATGATTGTGTTACGCTCTCCTGCTGTCGTTAGCTCGATCTCAATGTCAGCAACAACCGACGTGCTGTTTTCTAAATAATCGCGCACACCGAACGTATTGAAATTAACCGAAGCGGTTTTGGCTGGGTTGGCAAGCAACCCGGACGTCGCTTGTAGCAGCGGCATATTGAATGCTGATTTCCGATTTATGAACGTCACGTTGAAAAAGTCATTCAGGCTTTCCACTGCTACGTTGTTTGACGCAATCGAATCGAGGGCAAATAGCGCAGACTGAATGTCAGCGGCATTGCAATTTGCTGCTATCGGGGAGGTCTGACGTAAGACCGTTGCAAACACGCTTGATCCAGATGTCGTTGCCGTTCCGTTTGAGATTATTCCTGAATTTAAACTTGTTCCCAAAAAGAACCCCGTTGCCGAATATATTGACCTGACCCAGTATTCCGTGCCTTGCGTGTAACCACTTATAGCGCTAAACCCAGTCAATGTAATAACCTGATCCTGAGCCAAACCATGGTTCGCAGTTGAGAAAATCAGCCCGCTGGTTAAAATGGAATTGATATTTACCGAGTATGTCGGGACAGTAATACTAAAAGATCCTTGCGCGGGAGTCCTTGAAAAAGAGATTTTCTGAACTGCATTCGTCGAGCTGTTGCCAGTTATTGTTTGCGTGATGCTAGTTGTTACCGCCGTGCCCACGTCCACCCAGGTCGGTTGATATGCGGCAGGCGCAAGTCGAAGTTGCAACTCTTGTATTTCGGAGGTTGTGGCGTCTCCGGGTAGTCGTTCATCAATGAGTGCGGATGCGGTAGGAATCAGGTGCGATACATTCGCTGTGATCGCGGAGCGAGTGCCAGCGGAGTTGAATGAAATTACAAAGTTCGTTGCCATCGTTCCGTCAACTGACACTTTCCCGATGCTCGTAATTGCTGAAAGCGAGTTGAGCGCGGACGATATCGCGCCGGCGGTCGCGCTATATCCGATGGCTCCGCTTGTTTCACCACCGAACGAGAGCGTAAATGTTCCGCTGGTAGGCGTTCCCGTGCGAGTTCCTACGCCAAATTTTACGCTCGATCCGCTCATATCGACTACGCTAAACGGCGTCGAAATGTTGCCCGTGGCCTCAAGGAAATAAAGGTTGATAGGGCCATTGTCGCCCTTCACAAAGCGCGGAGGTGCGGATGGAGTAAGGTTCGTCAAGCCCGTAGCCAGCCTGCGGTTAGTCATATCAATAAATAGGTCGCGTGCCATTTATTCGGGTGTTTTGTCAACAGCTTCCCACTTCCCGAGCGGGCATCGCTCGGTGGCCATTCTTAGTTTTGCCCATGTCGAGCAGCCGCATTTGCGACAGCGGCCCGTGGAGTTGAGTGCCTGCGCGTCCCATTCGGGACACGCGCGGCAGGTGGTTTCTCGGGTGGCG